GGATACATTAGCGCATTTGGATATTCAGAAGATTGTGATTGGTTATTTATGGCTTCTGAATGTACAGGAAATTCTTCATTACCTGTAGGTGATTACACCTATGTTGTTAATCTCAACGGCTTTCGGATTGGTCGATTGGGCGGTTATTGGAATAATGGGGCTTATGCTGGCGGTTTCTATTGGTATCTTGGTCATGGGTCTGGTTATCGCTATCGGACTCTCGGCGGTCGCCTTTTGTATATACCTACATCAACTATAGTTTAATAATTTAAGTTAATTTATAGGTTATTTTTATATTGTGACGTGCTTTTTCGGATTGGTCAATTAGGCAGTAATTGGAATAATAGGGCTAATACTAGCAGTTTCTATTGGAATCTTAATAATAGGTCTAGTAATCGCAATCGGAATATCGGCAGTCACCTTTTGTATATAGTTTTTATTTTTGTTTATAAAAATAACCTTGGCTCTTGCCAAAACATAAAAATCCTCAATGAAAGGTAAATATATATTTGTATTAGTAAAATAATTTTATTATTTGAAAGTTCAAAATAATATATACAAAAAAACAATGAAAAGACAAAATAATTTATATGAAAAAATATATAATATGGATAATTTAAGATTTGCATATAAAAATGCAAAACATAATAAATCTTGGTATAAAGAGATTAAAGAAATAGAAAAAAATCCAAATATGTATTTTAAAAAATTACAATTAATGTTTATAAATCATACATATAAAACATCTGATTATATTCAATTCATAAAAAAAGAAAAAACAAAAGAAAGAGTTATTTATAAATTACCGTTTTTCCCAGATAGAATCGCTCAATGGGCAATATTACAAATTATTGAACCATATTTAATAAAAAATCTTATTCAAGATACTTATTCAGCTATACCCAATCGTGGTATACATTATGGTTTATATTGTATAACACAAGACATAAAAAATAATCAAGATAATTGCAAATATTGTTTAAAATTAGACATTCATCATTATTATCAATCAATTGACCATCAAATATTAAAAGATAAATTTGCACGATTATTTAAAGATAAAGAATTATTATGGGTATTAAATGAAATTATAGATTCAATAAGTACATCTGATGAGAATATAGAAGGTAAAGGAATACCCATTGGAAACTATTTATCTCAATATAGTGGAAATTTATATTTATCATCTTTTGACCATTGGTGTAAAGAAACATTACATATAAAATATTATTATAGATATATGGATGATATTGTAATATTGGATAAAGATAAAACTCATTTATTTGAAATTAAAAATGAAATTAATCAATATTTAGTAAATAATTTAAAATTACAAATGAAAAATAATTACCAAATTTTTCCAACATATATAAGGGGTGTAGACTTTTTAGGATATAGAATATTTGATGATTATATTTTACTTAGAAAATCGACTTATAAGAATATGAGAAAAAAAATGTTGGAAATTAGAAAAAAATGTAGCAATGGTGGAAAATTAACATATTCAGAATGGTGTTCAATCAATGCTTATCAAGGTTGGTTAATACATTGCAATGGATATAGATTGTACAGAAAGTATATTTATCCTCTTAGGGGATATTCAAATTTATATTATAATAAATATATAAAAAATAAAAAAGGAGCAATAAAATATGATTGATTATGGAATAGTTGAAAGTACAGTAAAACCTAATGAATTACAAGTATTTAATGATGTGGTTTTTGTTGCAACAAATATTCAACCTGTTACAAGAACAGATATAGATGGTGCAGAATTTGATGGATATCAATATAATTATAAAGAATATACAAACAGTGAATATATTAAATTACAAAGTCATTTAATTGATAATTTTAATTCAAATTTACTTTATCTTTCTATGATGACGGAGGTTGATTTATGAATAAAAGTAAAAATTATGATATAGTAAAAGATTTCTATGATAGAGGAAAATGGAGTATAGAAAGAGTTAGAAACGCTGTTATAAAAAGGTGGATAACAAAAGATGAATACAAAGAAATTACAGGTGAAGATTATTCTGAATAATAAAAGGAGAAAATAGATGGCAACATTTTTACCAATTAGAGGCACACAGTCAGAAATTGACGCAACTGCAATAGTTGATGGTCAACTTTTATTTACTACTGATACTAATAATATTTACATAGATAATGGTACAACTAGAACATTATATCGTTCTGTATCAACTGTACAATTATCAAGTCAAAATACAACAGCAGATGCAATTGCTTTTGGAAAAGATTCAAGTGGCAATTATGGTTATTATGAAGCTGGCTCAAGTGAATTAAAGTCTTTTAAGAAAGGGAATGCAACTGTGGCGCAAGTGCTTTCCCCTTATACATTTTCTAATGCGTCTGCAAGTGGTTTAACAGGAACAATGGCAAATAGGGGAAGTCTTACTTTTAATCCATCTTCAAGTACAACACAAAGTTTGCCTATGGGATATTATAGCGGCGGCACACTTAGCACGGTTAATGCCTATAATGCTGGTTTTAGCGCCAAAACGCTTCATAAAGTGAAACTCGGTAGTGTTACAGGCTCATATCCAGATGCAGAAGGAACAGTTGGATACGGGATAGGTTCATTCGATGTATCAAGCTATATTCAATATGGCATTACTGCTGATAACATTGTTTTGTCTAATGTAACGGCTTCTTGTAGCTCCAGTATGGACGCTGAGGGCGGTGGTAGTGGCAGTGGAACAATACAGGTGTCTCTCAGCGGAAGCACTGTCACTGTAAAGTGCCCGTGTGCTCGATATTACAGAACTTGGTATGATGGAACACTCGTGAGAACTTGGAGCTTTAACACTTCATGCGATGTGTATCTGACCTATTTCTGCTGATTATTTTTTCGGCATCAAATAAACCTTGACCGCTCCTGTATTAGATGTTCCATAAGCTGGGTCTCCTTCTCTAGAAGAATAAGCCGACATGGAAGCATAAGCAGTCAAAACACCCGTTGACGCATCATATGATTTTGTAATACCGCACGAACCCCATACATGAGTAGAAACAGCCGCAGTATAGGTAGGTTTAGCATTGGGGCTGACATAATCCAACGAAAGTGATGCTGGTTCTACGACAAAATCATCAGTAGTCAGAGAACCATAGTATTAGTTAAGATAGATAAATGGTATCCTTCCTCAAAGACTTGTCATCATTGTGGATATATAAATAATAAACTTAAATTATCAGATAGAGAATGGACATGTGAATCTTGTAGTAGTGTAATTGATAGAGATTGGAACGCCGCTGAAAATATTAGAGACGAAGGAATAAATGTATTTGCAAATAATGTAGCAGTAGCATAAATAAAACATATATAAGAACCGTAGGGACTACGGTGATAGACTGTTGAGACTTAGTAGGTTACTACTATTGAGCAGGAAGCCGCCACTTCTAAAGTGGCGGTAGTTCACTTAAGGAAATATTATAATGAATATAAATATAATAAAAAAAATATTTAAATCTAAAAAAAAGCAAAAAACACTGCGACAATATTCTAAAATATTAGTAACTACCTTAACTATAATATCTGTAATTTGGATTACATGGAGTTATATTCTTGCTACAATTGGCATAATTAGATATGGAAATTATGATGTTTTAGAATCATTGTCATCACAAGTGTGTATTACAATATTAGGTGTAAGTATAGGTTATTTTGCAAAAGCATTTCTTGAAACTTATTCTGAAAAGAAACAAGAATTAGAAAATGCTAAATTTGAATCTGACCAAAATATCATTTTAGGAAATCAAGACATTAATAATACAGATGAAGGAGATGTTTAAATGAAAAAAATTAAACAATTTATAATTAAATACAAAGTACAAATACTTGCTGTTTGTGCGGCAATTATTACTCTTGCTACGTCATTCATGGCATTTGGTGGCAAAGTGGCAATTGCTTGTACAGTTATTATTTCAATTGTGGAACTTATTATTTATTATCTTAAAAATGGATTTACAGATGTTATGGCAACAATGTTAGTAAATTTAATTAAATTAATTGTAGAAATTATAAATAATAAAACAGCCTCATCAGACACAAAGATTTCAAAAAGTTCAAACAAAAATAAAGTTATATCATTTACTGATGATGAAATAAGAAAAAGACTATTTGAAGGAATAAAATAATATGCGAATATATTCTTTAGGTGCTTTAAAATCGCCTTATGATAAAAGAGATTATAAATTAAATAAATTAGTAAAAAGTACAGTAGATATTTCTGATAAAGAATATATTAATAATACTCCGTATGTCATATTTAATCAAGGCACTACGTCTACTTGTGTAGGTTGTTCTTTAGCTCAAGGTAAGCATTTTATTGAATATAATCAAATAAACGATAACAAACAATTTAGTCCTACTTATATTTATGGCAATCGTGCTATGAGTGATTATAAGGGTGAAGGAATGATACCAAGAGAGGCTTTAAAAACATTACAGAAATATGGTATATGTCATTATGAAGATTTAGGTGGATTATATACTTTTATTAAATCACGCAATCTTTATGAAAACAATAAACGTGAATTAGATACTAAAGCTTATCCATATAGAATTAGTTCTTATTATAAGCTTGAAACTGATGATGATATAAAACGTGCAATTAAAACAATTGGATTTGCGTGGGTTTCATATGATATTTATGACTGTATGTTCAATCCTAAATGTGGCGTAGTTCAATATGATGAAAATAATTTAGGTCAATGTGAGGGAGGTCATCAAGTATTAATAATTGGTTTTAATGAAATAGGATGGGTTATTCTTAATTCTTGGGGTGAAGAATATTCAACTATACATTCTGATAAATATGGTGACAAAAAAGGTTGTGTTATTATACCTTATTCTTATAAACCTACTGAAGCGTGGGCTATTGTAGATGAAATAATGGAAAAAGAAATAGCATTTAAATATGGTAATAAATTTACAAGATTTATTAATAAAATAAAAAATATATTTAAGTGAATTAATATGGTGCTTTGTGGTAAATGTGCTACGCAAAGCATTGTATAAAAGGAGTTATTAAATGACTAATCAAGAATTTATAAATATCATTGCACCATTATGTCAAAAATATGCGATTCAATATGGACAAAAATATCCTAGTGTTGCAATTGCACAAGCGTGTTTAGAATCAGCTTATGGAACGTCTTATAAAGCAAAATATTATAATTTTTTTGGTTTAAAATATAGGAAGGGAAGATTAAATTGTAATAATGGATATTTCACTGATGGTGGGTCGGAACAATCTTTAAATGGTACATATACACTTTTACCATCTAATACGACTTGGTATGCTTTTGATGGATATGAAAATGGTGTAAAAGGATATTATCAATTTATAAATATTTCAACTTATGCAAATCTTAAAACGGCATCAAATTATTTAGAATATTTAAATAATATTAAAATTGATGGATATGCTACAAGTAAAAATTATATTAAAAATATTAATAACGTTATTGTAAAATGGGGGTTGACTAAATACGATAATATGGGTATAAATATTATAAACAAAACTTCAACGCACAATACTACTAAAAAAAATAGAACAATACAATATATTGTTATTCATTATACTGCTGGGGTATCATCTAAAAAAGGTTCTGCAAGAAATATAGCTTCATATTTTTCTTCTACTACTAATCAAGCATCTGCTGATTTTATTGTAGATGATGGGGAAATAGTACAATATAATCCTAATCCTAAACAATATTATTGCTGGTCAGTTGGTGGTGGTTATCAAGGCAATAAATCAAATAGTCTTGCTGGTACATTATATAAAAAATGTATGAATAATAATAGTATTAGTATAGAAATGTGTTCTAGTAAAACTAATACTAAATCATTATCAGTTACAGATAATGATTGGTATATTACGCAAGCTACTATTAATAACGCAGTATTATTAACCAAATATTTAATGAATCTTTATGGAATAGATATTAATCATGTTATAATGCACAATCATGTTAATATGAAATGGTGTCCACAACCTTGGACTAAAAACGAAAATGCTTTAGTTGGTTGGTATTCGTTTTTAAATGCAGTTAAAGGTAGTACAGCAACAAATACTACTACTACTACTATAAATACAAATATAATGGTATCTAAATTTAATATTACAAAAGGTAATATTAATGATTATAATAAAATTATTCAAAACATTAAATTAGCACTAAATAAAGACTATGGTCTTGCGTTTGTAGTTAATTCTAGCGTGGATAATATTTTAATGGTAAATTTAGGAAATGTCTTACTTTCTAAAACTACAAGAAACACTAAGCCTAACATTGTATATAGCTTACAACAAATGTTGCGATGGTGGGGTTATAGCTTAACAATAGACGGTGATTATTACATGGGAACATATAATGTTGTAAAAACATTTCAAAAACAATTAGGACTTGTACAAAATGGACAAACAACTAAAGAATTTTGGAAAAAATTATTAGGATATAATAAATAAATTATAGGGAACAAATGATAAAATTAATTATCATTTATTCCCTATTTTTTTGTTTTTATCTATTGCCTTAATATTTAAAAGATTAATACAAAAACTCTATTATATAATTTTCTCATTTTTTGTCTGTTGAACCAAAACCACCATTATCACGGTCGGTATCTGATAGATAATTTACCTCTGTAAAAATAATATTTTGATATGGTAATATCACTAATTGTGCTATTCTATCATCTTTATAGATTGTCCTAGCAATATCACAATCATTATGTAATGCAACAATATATTCTCCTCGATAGTCTTCATCACAAATGCCAACACAATTGGCTGGTCTTAGTCCCATTTTGGTAGCAATTCCACTTCTAGCAAATATAGCACCAAAATATCCATGTGGAATTTCAATTGTTAAACCCGTCCCAATCTTTACCGTTGTATGTGGTAAAATTGTCACCTCGTTTTCTATACAAGGATACAAATCATATCCTGCGGCATATTCACTTCCTCTTGTGGGAACGTGTGCATTTTCTTTTAATTTCTTAAATTTAATGTTCATTCAAAATCTCCTTTACTAACCCATCATAAGTGGTGTAATATATTTCTTTAATTCCTAAATCTTTAATTGCGTGCATACAAGCACCACAAGGTCTACTCATTCCTAATTCGCCATTAGCTTGTTGTCTATAAATATAAAACTTAACTTTTGAAAAATCAATATCCATATCTTTTATAGATAATAAGCAAGACATTTCAGCATGGAGTTTTGGTTTAGGTTGAAATCCATTATCATAACTTAAACTTCTATATTTGTTATATTTCATTTGTATGGGGTTCGTTTTATTTGTATTAAATCCAGTACTAATAATGTGTTTTTTATAGACAGCAACGCAACCTATATGTATTTGTTTAAAATCTGATAATAATGAAACATTTTTTGCTTTGTCAAAGTAATCCATGATATAATCTCCTTTAATATAGGTATATTATATCATATATATATAATATTGTCAATTTATACTTTGAGTATTTTTGCATTTTTCTTTTCTATATCTTTATTAAGTTGTTCTAACTTATTTGAAATAATATCGGCTTGTCTTTCCATATTTTGTAATGATTGATTTAATTTGTCAAGTTTATTAATGGATTCAATTTTTAGGTCATTAAAATTCAATGTATCTATTTGTTTAATTATGTTATTTTTAATATTAATTATATCTGCAAACGAGGCATTAACGAGTTTCACCTTTTTATCTCTTTCTGTTTTTTCCATATAACCCTTGAGACAACTGCTCATAGAATTATAATAACCAACGGCATCCCATTTAATATATTGTTCTATGTGGCTTTCCACAGTTTTATTGGCAATTATTTTTTTTACAAGAATTTCATTATATGCATCACATGCGATTCCATATTCATCATCAATAAGCATATATGGAATATTCCCTTCAACATTATTAGTTTTAATAACAGGCAAATTACTATTTTGTATATTTATCTTTCTTCCTCTTGGCATTTTATTTATTCTCCTTTTTTATTTAAGTTTTAAGGCATTTATTTATTTGTTTGATAAAGTTTACCTAAACACAATTCCATGTATCTGAATGAGCCGTGTAGCCTGTTTATTTAATGTTTAAATTTATATTTGTCTGTAGTTTTGCATAAGGAAGTTCTTGTGTTTTAAGTAGTTCCTTAATGCCTTTTTTATCAACAGATTTTTCTATTTTTGTTGTTATAAATTCTTCGGGAATATTATCAATATCATCACTGACAATTACTTGTGTTGATTTTCTAAATTTTACATTAACTTTAGATGTACTAAATCCTTTTTCGTAACCATTATTTAATAAATATGTGCTAAGAAATCTATTAAGACCCTCTTGTTTTTTTTCTGCTAAGTCTTTACGATATTTTAGATTTTTAATTTCTTTATCAAAATCAGCCACGTCATAATCAAGCTGTTTACTATAAAGAGCAATTCCCTCTAATTTATCATTAAGAGCAATATGTAATTCATTTAATTTTTTATTAATTTCTTCTTGAGATAAGATTTCTCCTGTGGAATCATCAACTCCATATTCCATGGCATTTATAATTGATTCATTTATATCATACAATTTCATTTACTTGTTCTCCTTTTATCTATTTATAATTATATTTAATTGTAGGCTTTATATGACTGTATTATAACACCGCTTGATAGTTTTGTCAACTGCTATTATAAAATGTCTATATAAAGCCTACAATTTGAAATTAAGATATTCTTAGAGCATATTGATTGTCACTTGCTAATTCTACTCCTAATATTTTATCATAATGCGGACTTTGATTTGGTATATATCTACCGAACTTAACTATAATATTAGGATATAGTTTTAATACGTCTATTTGGTCTTGTATTTCATTTTTATAGTATCCAGTGTAAATTGCCACATCATCATTAGAGACCTTTCTTAAATGGTCAATAAACATGTGTAAATCATCAAATGAATCAAATGGCTCTAAACCTGCACATACTATAGTAGAAGTGAGACTGTTATTAAGGTATCTTATAATAATTAAATCTATATCCATTTCAATGTTGTTAGACAATACTAAACTTTTATTTTGACACATTTCTATTCCACTATCTTTTTCACATTTAAAAGTACAGTTGGGAAATGCTAACAACATTGAAGGATGTTTATAATTTGTTAAATCTTCATCAACTATTGCTTTAAGTAACATTTATTCCTTTCGTTTTTAAATAAAAATAATTTTCTATTTCTTTCTTTTCTTTTTCGGAAAGTAAATTAATGTGTCCTTTTATAGATTCATCATTTGAAGTGTATCTAAAATCTTTACAATAATTTATTTCACACAAATATCTTAAATATACTGCCATTTCTATTTTAATAAAAGGTTTAAAGTAAAATCTTTGTTTATGATAAATAAAGTCTACAGAATAATTATTATCTTTTTTACAATAACTTACACCTCGTATTTGTGTTTTACTATTTATTCTTGGTGCTACGTTTGTAATATTGTCTGTTCTTTTTACCGTTCTTAAATTTTCTTTGGTATTATTTAATGAATTTCCATCAATATGATCAACCTCTAATTCTCCATAATAGTTTAATACATATCTTTGCAAATAAACCATTTTATTTACGTTAGAGCCACTTACAACATAAATTTTATTTCTTTTTTTACTTATTCTCCAACGTCTAATACTACACTTTTCTACATCATCAATATCTATAATAGTTTTATCTATTTCTATTCCATGATTATCGTATAAATGAATATATGCAATTTTGTTGCTTTCGTCAATTGTAATTTCATTCATATCATTAATTGTTATTTGTGAAGAACTTAAAAATTTACCATAATTCTTATATTCTTGATAATGTTTATCACAAAGATGCATTTTTATTCTTTTGTTATAAGATATATTTTTTACTTCATTACTTACTCCGCATATATCGCATCTTTTTGTTTCATTTTTCATAACTTTATTTGCTTTCTATCTGTAAATTCGGCGGCTTTACCTCTATTAAAATCATCAACACACCTTAGATATCCTGTTATCCTTTGATATTTCTTTAGCTTCTTTTTACAGATAGGACATTTATCTACATTTTCTTTGATATATCCATGCTCTTCACAAAATCTTGAAATAGGTGATAAACTCATATAAGGAATCTTATAAGTGGTAAACATTTTTCTTACTATTTCTTTTGCATTATCACCAGAAATTCCACCTTCGAGATAGCAATGGCAAACTGTTCCTCCTGTAAACTGTGATTGTAATGTTTCTTGATGTTTAAACATACTGTCGATTCCTTCTACTAACTTAACTGGAATATGACAACTGTTCGTATAATAACAATCTTTTCCTTCGCCTTGCGTAATAATATCAGGATAATCTTTCTTATCTTTTAAAGCCAATCTATAACAAGTAGATTCAGATGGAGAAGCTTCATAATTAAACAAACACTCGTTCATTGATTGAAATTCAATAAGCTTATTTCTAATATGTTCACCAACATCTTCTGCAAACTTCTTACCTTCTTCTGTTAAAATAGTAAATTCTTTACCAAAGAAGTTTTCACACATTTCGTTATATCCTACAATACCAATAGTCGAAAAATGGTTCTTTAATGTTCCTACGTATTCCATATAAGCAGGAATAGCATTTGTATCAATAATGTTTTCTTGTAACCATTTTCTTTTGATAACCAAACTATCTTTAGCAATTCCTAAATAATAATCAAGTTGTTTAAAGAACTCTTCTCTGTTTCCTTTTGATTCATAAGCAATTCTAGGCATATTCAAAGTTACTACACCAATAGAGCCTGTACTATCTCCACTTCCAAATAAACCACCATTCCTTTTACGAAGTTCACGAAGGTCAAGTCTCAAACGACAGCACATTGACCTAGAATCTTCTGGATTCATGTCTGTGTTAATGTAATTTGCAAAATATGGAATACCAAACTTTCCAGTCATCTCCCAAAGTAATTTATTGTTAGGATTATCCCAATCAAAACGTTTGTGAATATTATAAGTGGGAATAGGATAAGCAAATAATTTTCCTTGAGAGTCACCATGTAACATGATTTCGCAAAATGCCCTATTTAGCATATCCATTTCTTGCTGACAAGACCTATAAGTAAAACTTTGCAATTCCCCACCAATAATAACATATTCATCTAATAAATCACTAGGTGGAGTCAAATCAAATGTAAGATTGCTAAATGCGGGTTCTGCTCCCATTCTACTATTAGAATTGATGCTATAAATATAATTCTGCATACTCTGTTTTACTTGCTCATACGTTAAATGGTCATTTTTAATAAATGGTGCAAGTAGCGTATCAAAACTATTAAGTGCTACAGCGCCCATGATTTCGTTCTGAAAAATTGTAAGCAAGTTGGCAATCTGATTCAAAACACTGTCAAAATGTTTTGCAGGAGCAGAAATTGGAACATTAGTCGAAGTTTTAACTCCTTTCAAAAGAATACTTTTTAATGAATATCCACAACAATATAAAGTCAAACCACCCAAATCATGAATATGAATATGTCCACTAACATATGCTTGTGCGATTTCTTCTGTATAAACTTCTCTGAGCCAATAATCTTTAGACACCTCTCCTGCAATATATTTGTTTAATCCTCCAAAACTAAATGGTGAATTAGAATTTTCTTTTACTCTCCAATCGTTCTTCTTTAAATATTCTTCTACAATTGCCTTACTGCTTTTCATTATTTTGTCTCTCCTTTTTAGTTGTTTTCTTTAATCCATTTAATTGCTTCGTTAAAATTCATTGTCAACCCATCAACTTCCAACATTGGTGCTGATTCAAAACCTTTTGCTATCATAATATCTTCGTCTTCAATTTTATCATACTTGTAATTATTCATATCAAGTTTCTTTTCAAGTATTTTGCATTGAGGACATCCAGTACTATATAATGTAATCATATTTCCTCCTTTACTTAATCCAAATTTCTGTACAATCATCTTCATTCTTTACTTCCATTACTTGAGTGTCCATAAATTTACTATCTACTTTATCTTTACTTTTATATTCTGACATACACAATTCTCCATCTTTGTTAAAATATAATAGCGCAACACTCTTTAAGTTATTACTATTTAAGTATTTCTTTAACTTCATTTCTTCTCCTTTACTTTATAAAATTTATGTTTGCCATCACTGAATATAAAATGTAAATTTCTTTCATGCCACAAACTTCTTCCGCTATGAAAATATGTAGCACCATTTGTAGTATCCCCAATCATAAAAACATATTCAATAGCTAATATTGTATCTTCCGTTACATTTGCTTTAACGCAAGCACCATTATTTATACATGAATATTGATTGGTTTGTTTTAAAATTTCCATCCATTCATTAGGAAATTTTTCGCTATAATAACGATTAATAATAGTGCTTGCTACATTACATTTTTGGTCGAAAGAACCACCTCCGATTTCAGATTGAACCACACGAGCAAATAAATCAAATTCTTCATCTGTTGTATAATCATAAATTGTTTCTGGTGTATCAAAATAATCACTGTAATTGGCTATAATGTTTTTATATTGAGTCAAATATGTCTTTTTATCTAATTCTTTAAATGGTTCGATTAAACTTTGTTCATATGACATATTGTTTTGCATTTGTTGTGCGGTATCAGTTTGATAGTTTATATATTCCGAATTAAGACAATTTAATTTATTTTGTAATTCAATTTTCTGATTTTCTAATGATATATTTTCTTGTTGTATATTTGAATTTTCTTGTTGTAGTTCTAATATTTTTGATTTTGAATCACTGTTTTGAGCATATAAAGAACAATACGATATAGCATAAATAAACAATAAAACACAAATTAAATATATTGCAATCCTTGTATAATTTTTTTTCACTCTTTCACCTCTTTTGTTATTAATAATTCTTTTAAGAATGTATCTCTAAGCATTATTCTATCTACAGTTAATGCCCTTTTAAAAGTATCAATATCACCAATATCTATGTGGCTAATTCTATTTCTAGTTGTTCCAACATATAATAAGTTTCTTGATAACATTTTATTCTGATGTTCACTAATAATTTCTATACTATAATCAATTGTAGAACCTTGTGACCGATGAATACTTATACAATATCCTAAAAGTAAATTATAAATCTTTTTTTTACTATAATAAATCAACTCTTCATCAAATTGTATAATTAATCCATCATCCAAGACTTGTCTAATGATTCCGGTTTGACCATTCATAACCGATGTGTCAGCAATATCATCTTCACCAAGTATATTATCATTTTTCATTTTCAAATAAGCTTCTTGACTTACAGCATGATAATCATTTTTAATATTTATAACTATATCTCTGGCTCTAAAACATATTTGAGTTTGTTCAATCTTTCTAGTAATTTCTTTTTCATTAGGTCTTGTGGGATTAATTTCGCCTTGAATAGCTTGATTAATTTTAATAGTGCCGCAGTCCCCTTTATTCATTGCTGATAGACATAAAATATTTAACGGCTTAACTCCCCTTTTAATAAGTTTTGTATACTCATTTACTACATTGTCAAAAATATCATCGGTGTCAATGAATTTATAATTATTTCCCACCGTATATTCATTATTATTTATTTTTACCATTTCTTGATTATCAAAAAATGATTTTCCTTGGCGAATATTAGTAGCAACAAATAACGAACCATTTGATTTATACCTAAATATTTCTGTCAACATAGTAGTTGGAATGAGACTAGATTTAATTAAATCATCAAAAACTGTGCCAGCTTGTATAGATTCTATTTGACATGGGTCACCGACAAATATCACTTTTATATTATTGTTCTGAATGGCATTTATAATCATACAAGCAACTTCAATTGATACCATTCCAAACTCATCAACAATTAAACAATCTTCATCAATTTCACCACTTAAACATCTCCTGTGAATTGTACTAGCACTTCTGTTAGTACTTTCACTTAATACTCTTGCCGCCTTTCCCGTAGGGGCAAGCAAAACGTATGTTTTATTATTATCTTCGAGCATTGAAACAATACTTTTTACACTACTACTTTTTCCCGAACCACTATATCCTACAAGCAAGCTAATGTTATTTTCACATAGATTTTTTAATGCCAAAGATTGTGTTTCGGTCATTTGAAAATCATCAACCTTTGTATATTTTTTCCAATCAATATTCCATATGTTATTTTGACTTGTGTTTATTTTTTCTTTAACAAAATTGGCAATCAAACATTCTCCATTATATGTTGACATTTTAGCAAGATAATTTGTTTTGTCATTAAAATAAATTAAACTGCTTTCAATTGAAACCTCTTTAAGTAATGGTAATAATTGTGGACTGTTGTAATCCTCTTTTGCAACCGTATAAAGAATATTTGCATCAAGTTTACTAGAGCCGTCTTGTTCATTTCTATCAAGTATATTAAGAATCATAAATTCACAACGTTGTTTGCTGTTTGTTAATTCGGGTCTAGTGTCGATAAGTAATTTATCCGTTTTATTAAAAGAACGCCCCAAACAATTAATTAAACAATTATATGGTCTTTTTTCTATCTCTTTATTGATAACATCATCATTATGGAAAGTTGTATATAAATTTTTACAATCATCTAATGTTACTTGATAATCTTTGTATTTTTGAATTAAATGTACATACTTGTATTTTTCAAATAAAATTCTTGAATAACAATTATTATAAGCCTCGCCTACACCATGAATCTTTTTTACATCAATGCCTTCTTTTCCCTCAGTTAAAATTTTCTTAATATAATCTGGATATACACTTAAAATATTTTCAGCAATTTTTTCACTTGATGTACATTGCATTAAGATTTCTTTTGATTTTTCTTTTGTAAGTGAATCTAAATCAAGTTCAACCAATGAGGGAACTGATACTACAATATATGTTCCACCAAATTGTTCATTATATGATTTTTCTTCAAGGACAAAAGAATATTCTTTTCCAACATCAAGATAAGTTAGGTCACCCATAATAGAACAAGTAAAATATTTAGATAATCTTAGCTCTGATGGACTTTCTCCAATGGGAGAAATACTAAAAATTCTAAATGTACCATCTTGTTTATTATTTTTAGGAAAATTTTGCTTAATTACTTTTGCTTTGCATTTAAAACTCATTATTTACCTTTCTCCCTAGTCCTACGCCACGGATACCCCTGCCTTTAGGTAGGGAAGCGTTGTTATTCCTTTCTTCTTAAATAAGATTTTCGTCTTGTTAATAGTTCCAATTTCTTTTGACTGATACCGCCTGATATTTTCGTTCCATCAAGCTTTCGTACAGGTTTGTTTTTCAACTTCATCAAGCAAAGTTTTTAGTTCATTATTTTCACATGAACCAATAAATTTTCCATTAATATAAACTTCATAATGTCCATTAACATTTTTTATTCTCATTTCTTTATCATTCATAATATTTATCCCTTTCTTCTCTTTTTTTATTTATTGATTTGAATCCTTTTCTTGGTTGATATTTATTACAATGTTGGCATATTCCTTTTTGCTCGGCTTCAAAACCTTTGGAACATTGACCTTTACATTCATAATAAATACAAGGTGCTAATCTATCTTTCATAATAAAATTCCTCCTATTCTATTTGATATATGTATTATATCATAGAATAAGAGGAATGTCAAGGGGTTATTTAGTTTTGTTTCTAAATTCTTTTAATCTATTTTCACCAAATTCAATTTGGTCTTTGCTTAATTCGCTACCAAAACAATTCAATCCTAATTCTTCACAAGCAATAGCAGTAGTACCAGTTCCCAACAATCTTCGTTAAAAAATTTAATATTATTCATTTACTTTCTCCTTTTCTTTAATATACTAACATTATATCACTTAACAATAAATTTGTCAAATTAATTTTTAATACTATATAATTTAATTATTTCTTCTGTTTCATTTGTGTCCTCATAAATATTTTTCCCTTTATCATCTGTTCCGATAAATCTCTTCTTTTGCTTGGTGCGAAACGCTACATCAAGAATATCTCCTTGTTCGCATGGATAAGAATTAAAGTATGATTTCTCACATTTATATTGCTGTGATTGACCATTGGAAATTTGATATAGAGTGATGAATATTCTTTTATATTTATCTTCTTCTATTGATTCAACTGCATAATATGGAGAGTCTTTTATAATAATATCTGTATTAACCAAATATTTAAGTTCATATTTTATATTATCATATATTGTATTATGCTTATATGATATTAAGATAATATTAGATTTTAATACCTCTAACATATTAACACCACTAAATTGTTTATCAGTTTCTCTTTCACAATATTTTGTAACTGTATTATTATCAATATAAAACGATTCACATTCAGCTTTCTTTAGTGTTTTTCTTGAATATAGTTTATCAAATAATTCCTTTTCTTTTAATAATAAATTAGCGTTTCCAAACTCTTTAAAGAAATCAATTAAAATCAATATATTTATTTCGGTTTTATTTGCTAATGAGTTATCTTTTATATCTTTTAATAAATCATAAAATGTATCATAATTATTATTTCTTAATGAATATAAATTCTCACCACATTGTTTACCTATATCTTTAATTGAACCTATTCCTTTATAAATTAATTTATTTTGTGCTTCACAAGAGAACATACTTCTTGATTCTCTAAATAATGGCTTCTTTATTGTACAACCCTTTTGATTTGCTAACATTGTTCCATTATATATATCTTCATCTGTACTTGAACAATTAAGAAATCCAGTACAAAATTCTGTTGGATAATAATATCTCATATACGCACATAAATAACCTAACATTGAATATCCAGTGGAGTGGTTGTCGTTTTACATTGTTGTTTCCAACAACACAGACTATATCTTAACCAATAGCTCCTTTAGCAAACTATTGGTTCTCTCCTTTTCGGCAACTTAAAATATTTGCCTACTCTACTCACTTCCCAATATAGTATTTCTCTATAATGGTGTTTTCGATAGTCGTTACGCCTTTTTGTTATCTACTCTATAAAATTTCCATCCTAAATAATCAGAAGTAATTATGTCATTTAATCTATGACTTACGCTAGACCTATTTAAACCATATTCTCTTGCAAACTTACATACATTATTTATTTCAATAATTTCGCCATTTGGATTAATTGCAAACATTTTTCCATTCTTTGTTTTATTTTTGTGATGTCCAATATTCGCTTTTGCCGAATTTTCACTTAATGTAATCCATTGACAATTATTTGGACAATAATCTTTCGAACTATCTAATCTATCAATGCTTAAATTATTATTTTCAATATATCCGTTACTAACAGACCATAACTTAAAAACATCATAGTTATCATTCCATTCTTTACAAATTTTTATTCCTCTTTTTCCATATAAATAGTATTTTGGATTTTTCTGATTGTAACATCTTTGTTTCATTCCATAATATACATGATATAATTTTTCGTTTCTTCTTGACATAATATACCTCCTTTCTTTATTTTTTTATAGTATATATAACAAACTTGGTTCGGTATTGCCATACCCATATAGGGGTTAGGTTCTCTTACCACCTTAATCTTACGATTTAATTGACCGAGTTAAAAGAGTTTTACTTGGGCAAGCCATTCACCCAAATTGATAATTCGAACTATCTTCAATAATCTTTAAAAATTGTCTTGCTTCTTTTTCAGCAATATCCCTAGGTTGGTCTGATTTTTCACAATATCCTTCAAGTATTTGCGGTAATGCTTTTTGTAATCTATCAATTTGTTTACGACCAATTGCTCTACGAACATTATCTGCATCTGAACCATTTAATCCACATATTTGTTGTAGAAATTTGATGGTGTCTTCTTGATAAACTAAATAACCATTATTACTTTCAAGTAAATCATCTATAATTTTTGATGGATTTTTATTTGGTATTCTTGCAATTAACCTATCTCTATAAGATTCTCCACTAGGTCTTATACAAGCATTACATAAACTCATAGCATCAATAGAGAAGTCAATCCCATCTTTTTTACAATTATTATAATAAGTATGTAATGTATCGCTTGCAAATGGTGATTCAAATTGAAATATTCCTATTGGACTCTTCATCATATCGTCAAATACTTTTTGGTCATTCCAATTAATAGTATATGATAATGGATATGGTATATGTGCATATTTACAACATTCACGAATAATACCAACATTTCTTAATCCTAATATATCATATTTTACAAGACCTATTTCGTGAACTTCATCCATATCTAAAGGCAAAATCTCTTGACCATCTGAACCTAAAAACATACCACAATTAGATATTAAGTCAATAGGACTTGCTACAATTCCAGCTGGATGTTGAGATTGAGAAACAACACAACCAACTAATCCATTATAATAATAAAATAAATCAGAATATTTTTTGATTGTATCTTCTTTATTATCATCATATTCTTTTTTTATTATTGCTATATCATCTAATGTATATCTAACTTGTTGATTTTTTTGAATATCAATTTTTCTTAATGCTCTACCAATCGTATCTATAACAGCTTTATCTGCTAATGTTCCAACCGCCAATATATATCCAGTCTTATCTTTACCAAAACGATTAATAATATAATTATAAACCTTTGGTCTATCATCCTCATACCAATCTGTATCTATATCACCGACCTCTTTCCGATATTCATTGGCAAAACGTGAAAAGATTGTATTCCATTTAATAGGGTCTACGTCAATAATATCACTAATATAAGCTACGGTAGAACCTCCTACTGAACCTCTACAAGGACTTGTAGGTATATTGTTTTCTCTAGCCCAAGTCATCATTTCTGACATAAATAGCATAAAACCAATCATATTTGTTTTTTTAAATACACGCATTTCTTCTTTTACATTATCAATATATCTTTTATCATTTGTAATAATTCCTTTTGATAATTTATCATTATATTTATCTGTTAGGGCTTTCCACATAACTTCTTCATCTTTATCTCCATAACATAATGGATATTTTATAGATGTGTCTAATTTTATTTCTTCAATAGAATCAGCCATAATATTTGTATTATTTATTGCATCTAATACTATATCCATTGGTAATGAATTTTGTTTTTTAAACATTTCTATTAACTCATTATAATTTTTATATGTTAAGTCACATTCATTTTCACTATCTCCCCACGCACCATCTGTTTTGCCATATTGTAATATAGTTCTACATTCTGACTTATATTTATTTAAACTGTGTGTATCAGTACCAACTATTAAAGGCTTATGGTATGATTTAGACATTCTATATAGAAATTGATTATATTTTATTTGTTCTTCAAAATTATGATATTGAATCTCATAATAATCATAATGTTTTAATAATTGAATATATTTATTTTGTCTTTCTTTTGTATTGTTTTTATTCAATATAGATTTTCTAAATTGCCATAGTGGACTTGCAATACAAGCAGATATTTTAATTACATTGTTGCTTATATTTAAAAATTCATCAAATGATAATCGTCTTTTATAATATACATGGTCTGATTGTGAAGATAAAAAGAATAACTTATTAATCTCGCACATTCCATCAAAATTCTTAGCTAATAAAATTGTATGGTAATTATCCCTTATATTTTTATCTAATGTTTCTGTTAAATAACATTCTATACCATGTATATACTTAATACCATTTTCTTCACAATACATTTTCTTTTTATACCAATGATAAATATTCCCATGATTAGTAAATGCTATTGCTTTTTGATTCAATTCTTTTGCCTTATCAACATATAGTTTGTAATTAGTACAAGAATCAAGTAAAGAATCTTCATCATGCAAATGATAAGTTACATAATTTTTTCCCATTTATAAATTCCCTTCGATATTATCTACTAATTGTCTACATAACCATCCATATTTTAATTTTTTAGCAACTTCATTTTTACTTTCGATATCATTACTTTTGATATCATTAATAAAAGAATTGAATAAAATATCAATAATGCACATAATATCATCAACCATTTCATTAGCATCATAATCTATTTCTTCGGCACTAACTTCCCCATCTTTTACATTTAAATTTTTAATCATATAGATATTCCTCCATATTATTAATTTTTATTCCTATAATAACGCTTTTATCATCGTTCCATATTCTAATTTCATCATTGTATATTTCTCCTTCATAACTGTAATTTTTCTTAAAAATAAATTCTCCACTATCATATTGTGTCTCTGTTTTAAATTGTACCATATAAGGTTTTTTAAATTTTACTCTCATTTTCAATCTCCTCCAATTCTTCCTTTAACTCCTCTGACTTAGGTATCTCAATATAATTCATACAAGTTCCTATATCCTTACCATAATTGTGACAAGAACACCATCTGCAATTAATACAAGATTTCATATAATTCAATTCTCCTTCCATTTCTTACATTATATCATATTGCATATATTGTGTCAAGTGTTAATTAAATAAAAACAAGACTCATTTAACATATGATGATTATACCATAGTCGGATGAGTCTTGTCAATAGGTTTGTTTTATTTAATTTATCTTACATAATTAGCAAATATTATTTGTTTATGTCTTTGATGATATTTCTTACATAACTCTTTAGATTTATCATTGCAAAAATCAAGATATGGAATAATCATTTCTTTTTCAACTTTATCTAATACATCACATTTTAACATTTTATTCCTCCTCATGCATAAACACTTCATTATCTGCTACGACTTCATCATTATCATAACACCATTGACAATATTTATACCATTCCTCGTTACTCTCATTCATCATTTGCTCGGCTTCTTGCTTATCTTTAGTCCGATATATTTCAATTCCTTGACTAACTAACACATAGTCCATATTATTTCTCCTTATTAATATATGCAATTATCTCGTTGATTTTGTCATACATTTCAAACACGTTGTGTTTATTCATATTACAATCTAAAATTTTATTGTTCCCACATATGAAATCCATATTTGGTAATGGTTCAATCTTATTCTCTTTAACCGTAAAATCATGTGAGCCGATACGTTTGAATTGTTTTTTATAATCATATTCTTCATCTAATAAATAATTATAGTAATAAGTATCACCGTTGTAAAGTTGTACACAAATACATCCATATTTATCATTCTTGTTTAATTCAAATACATATCCAACTTTTCCATCAATTGTTTCCACAAAATCTCCCACGTTAATATCAATCATTCTTCCACTTGTTACTTTGTCTCCAACTTTGTATTTACTCATTGATTATTCCTTTCCATATAATCATTTACGCTCGCTATGGCTATATAAGCAAAAAACATTGTTATCATAAAAATAAACATTATTATTACACATGTAGAAATTATTATATCAATCATCTTTATGCTTTTCTTCCCAGATTACCTTAAATGCTTCTTTCTCAGTTTTATTTATATCTTTTAAACCATTCCTATTATAATAATTTAACATCGCTTCAAGATATTTGGTATGTTCTATATGTTCTTTATTATTTTGACTATACATTTTGCCTCCTCAACCCTTAACTTATTATATCATATATGGTTTATTTTGTCAAGGTCTATATACAATAGTCACAGTTTTTAATTCACCAAAATTTTGTAAATCACTCTCTTTAATAATTATATCATCCAAACTCGTGAACTACTCCGACTTATAGAAGTCGGGGATTTCTTACTCACGGTGTGTTAAAACAAATCCTCAAAACTTAATATTTCACTATTTACTTCACATTCAATCTTATCCATTATAACTTGTTTTGTTTTCTTGTCTTTCCATATATTCCAATCAAGTGTACCAATTACATTTAATACAATCTTAGTTGGCTTATCCATATGTAGTTCTTCTTTAAGTTTATTGCTTGTAAAGAAATGAATAAAATCCACATCTTGATATGTAAACTTAATTGTAAGACCATTTCCTAATTCACGAATATCAGATGAATTAATGTGGATTGAATGAATATAGAAAGTAGGCTTAGGTATTCCATTCCCCCACACATAATCATATTCACTTGTTAATGAAAATAATTCACTAGGTATTTTATCAGTTAAATAAGATTGTGTAACTTTTTCACTTGAATCAATTTTAAAATCTTTAACAAATTCTTTTATCTTATCAATATTATCGCTTGTAAATCCACAACCACAACTTTTATCGTGCCCACTTGCAAACGTAAATAGTCCACTATCAATCAATGGTTGTTTTATATCAATAGGGCTTCGTACAGAACCGATATAGCCACTTTTATTCTTTCTATATAAAATTGTAGGCTT